CCGTTTTATCGGCCGTGCCCGCGGAGTTGGTGTATTTCAACGTCAACGTCGGCGTCCCCGCTCCGGTTGCGCCTGACACCTCGATCGCGCCATATACGCCCACGCCCGCGTTTGACCCGTTCGCATCCCGTGCTGGGATTTGGGCGGCTCCGGTGAACGTCTGCTCAGAGGTCGAGGTGATGGTGATGCCGGAGTTGTGCCAGAGCCGGTCGCAGAGCATTAGGGATCCATACATTCCGGCGCCCGCGATGGCCTGCAGGCGCGCGAGATAGGAATTACCGCTGGCGGGGTTGATCCACGGAATCTGGCCCGCGTACGTCGTCAGGACGGCACCGCCAATGCCGGGACTGGGCGCGGCGGCGGCGGGTGGATTACCAGCCAAATAGAACAGCGATTGCGGCCGGCCCGCGATTCCAGCCAAGGTGGCCACCTTGGTAAAATCGCAGGGCATTTTCATGCCCGCGATCGCGCCCGCGAGAGTGGTAATGGCCATCAGCCTTGGCTCCAGATCGCGTGACCACAGACCAGCGAGGCCGTCGTCGTCTGCGGCACGAACACGAGGAACGGGACGGTGTTGTCATACAGCCGCGTGAACCCGGCCGTGAGCGCGTCGATCGCGTTCCCGGCGAATGCCGCCGGAATCTCCAGCCGGGCCAACACGCGATAGAGCACCGCGTGAATGGTGCCGCTCGTCCAGGTCGCGGAGAGGGTGAGGGATTGCGCCTTCTGGATGCCATCGTCACCCGCGGCCAGCGCGATGGGATAGAACGCGCCGATGGCTGAGGATGCGACGGTGGCGTTGATGTTCGTCGCCGTTTTATCGGCCGTGCCCGCGGAGTTGGTGTATTTCAACGTCAACGTCGGCGTCCCCGCTCCGGTTGCGCCTGACACCTCGATCGCGCCATATACGCCCACGCCCGCGTTTGACCCGTTTTCGTCCCGCGCCGGAATTTGGGCGGCTCCGGTGAACGTCTGCTCGCCGGTGCTGGTGATGGTGATCCCCGAGTTGTGCCACAGGCGGTCGCAAAGCAGTAGCACACCACCGATCGCGGCCTGCCCGACGAACCTCGCCAAATACGAGTTCCCGCTCCCAGGATTACTGAACGGGAGTTGTCCGGCATAGCTCGTGAGCACGGCGCCACCGATGCCCGGAGTGGGTGCAACGGCGGCGGGCGGAATGCCACCGAGGTAGAACAGCGAGTGCGGCCGGCCCGCCACCAGGGTTGGGGTGACGACCTTCATGAACTCGCGCGGATACTGGAATCCCGCGAGGAGGCCATCGAGAGTGGTGATCGCCATAGCTTAGTTGGTTTCCCGAGTCAGTTTCAGGCCGTTCACCTTGCTGGCCGGGCTGGGCAGATAGACCGTGGGACTGGACTCGCTCTCACCCCAGGCATTGGAGGCCGCGACGCACCAGAACATCCGGGACTTGAGCGGCAGGAGAACGGTCGCGGTCGTGTTGGTCACGGTCTGAATGCACTGGAACGGACCGGTCACGCTGGGCGATTGATAGACTCGATACGCTCTGATCTCCTCCTCGGCCGGGTTGGCATCCCAGGCGAGCGTGACGGCCACGCCGGGCAGCGGGGGCATCTGCGCGCTGGCCCGCAGCGCGAGGAGCGCACCGAGCGCGAACATAGAGAGGAGAGCGCAGGGTCGCATTAGAGAGCGAAAATGCCGCTGGCGTTGAACACGGCGTTGATGTTGCCGCCGTCCGGCGTGATCGGCATTCCCGTGGTGCCGGTGTCGTTGAAATAGACGAGCCGGCTGGTGCCCTCGACTCCGGTATCGACAAAGAAAATCAGGGCTTCGCTCACATCACCGCTGACTCCCGTAAATGCCGGAGACTGGTCGGCGGCGTCAAACGTCCCGTTGGTAAATGTCTTGCTGGCGAGCGCGGCGGAGGTGGCCACCCGTGACGCCCCCGCCACGTCACTGAGGAATTCGTGAGTGGCGCTGTAGGTGTAGTCGGCCAGGTCCACGAGAATCATTCTCACCGTGCCCGCGCTGAGGTCGTGGTTGGCCCCGCCACTCAGGGCCGCCTGCTTGAATTTGGGATAGATGGCGTTCGCCATTGGAGCACCTTTCGATTTTCAATTCTGGACATTGTTGGCCCGTGCGGTGGCGATGTAATCCTCGTACATCGTCTTGGAGGGGGCGCATAGGTTGATGATCTCCTCAACCGACAATTCCGGCTTGGACCAAAGCGCGGCGAGTTTCGGGGCGAGGTCCAGGGCAACCGGACCGAGCGCGATGAGGAGTTGGACCAGGAGAGCAGCAGTCATGGTGTTGGTGGCGCCGGAGGTGAAACGGCGGGCGCGTTGAGTGGTGGTTGATTCCGGAGAGAGGAGATCAAGTTCAGGAGTGTCTCACGATTTGTCCGGAGTGTGATCTCAGCCCGGGTCCAGTAGTTTTTATCACCGGTCTGTTTCCAAACCGTGTAGCAACTCAAAGCGGCATCCATCGCGAGTTGATAGCGGCCGTAGGCCGCCCTAACCCGCGCCTCACTGTCTTCTGTGGCTTGACCCTTGACCACCCAGATCGCCCACCCTTGCATGGCAGCGTGAACGGTCTGCGCTGTGGACGCCAGCAGTCGGCCTTCCAGGTTCGTGGTTTTGCAACTCGTGAGCATGAGCGTCAGGACTGCCAAGCCCGCCGCTAGCGAGAGAAGTTTACGCATGTGGAGTTGATCCTTTCTGGTTACGGATTGGGTGGTTCTTCCTCTTTGGCCTTGGCTGCCAAGGGATCCCTTTTCACAACCTTCTCTTTGGCGGCTTCCTTCGGGTCACTCAGGTAGGCCAGCCAGACGATGCCGGTATTGGCCAGCACCATGACGAGCGAAATTCCGAGCAATGCCAGGAGTTCAGTTGAGTTCTTGACGAGCAACACGGCCGGGTCGTTGTACGCGATCTGAACCCAGGTGAGTCCGCAGAAGCTCACCAGGAACTGCGTGATGATGTAGATTTTCTCTTTCTTGGTCATGGTTTCGTATCCTCTCTGAAGTGCCGCGCCTCGATCACGGCCAGAGCCTGCGCGTGCCGCGAAATGGCTTCACCCTGTTCCTTCGCGATGGCCCGGATGTCGGCGACCACGTAGAGCGTGATTGCCTGGAGAAATGCGAAAAGCCACATGGCTATCGCGCGCCATTTACCATTCGTTTCTCGGATCGTTGTCATAGTCTTCAGTTGTTGCTGAATCCGCTCTCATACCAGTAGCCGGTGGTGGAGTTGAACCGCAGGATTATCACATCGCCGAGCCCGACGGTTCGCACCGTGCCGGGGAGTTGGATATTGCTGCCGGTGAGCGTTCCTTCATCCTGGATCGCGACGGTGTTGCTGTCGTTCGTGCCCCAAATCTCGATTTCCTGAGCGTCAACCCCATCGGCGAGGGTCGGGGTAGCGGTGAGCGTGACGGCCCCGCCAGAGCCAACCACGCGCACGATCGGCGCGTTGGCCAGGATCGCGGTCGCGGCGGTCAGGGACTGGACAGCGGACGCGGTCGCGCTCGCGGTAATCTTCACGTTCACCCCGTTCGTCGTTAACACTACATTCGGTCCTGCTTCAATCGGCAGATACGGTATGGTGAGGCTGGGAATTGGGTTGCCGGCTGGAGTTCTGTTTAGAAAGCCATACACACCTTGACATGTCGAGAACGCAAAGTGATGTAGATTCTCGCTGAACACGTTGTTGCCCACAAACACATTCGTCGCCTCTTTAATAGAGAGGCCGTAGATATCCGACGTGGGCACACCGCAGGTGAAATAGTTTCCCTCGATCCTCACATTATCAAAAAAACCATAACCCATACCGAGGTAGATACCGTGATTCGTTGCGCTACCGCTAAATAGGTTGTTCCTGATTTGGACGTTTGAGTAATACGGTCCAGACGCCCCACAGTACAGATACACCGAGACCCCGCCACCACCGTTGATGCCCGTGGTATGAATGATGTTATCGAGAAACTGGATGTTGTCGATTGTATCTCCCGTATCGCACCACCAACCGTATAACGCGTTTGTAGCAAAGTTTCCGATGAAACGCAGATCGGACGACGGCGATCCAGACATGCCATATGCAGCCAGCCGCTTGTCCGTCACGTCGGGGTTGAACTTGACCGAGCACTTGCTGACCGTGACGTTTTGGCCACCCACTCCGATAGCGCCGATGTAGCCCGAGGTGTTGCTCTGCACGATGCAGTTGTTCACGACCGCGTTGGTGACCTGCATCAGGTTAATCCCGAACGATTCGTAGTTCGTCGTAGTGCCCCCCAACCGTAATACCTCGACGTTTTCAATCAGGATGTCGGTCGCCTTCCAGATTGAGATGCCGGTGATCTTGCCGCCCAGTTTCGCCGGCTGGTTGCAGTCAAGGGTCAGATCGCGAATTACACGGCCTGGCAAGCCGCCCTCGTAATTGCAATTGATCATGGCGACATTATCCACCGCATCCGTATAGTTTGTGCCCACCAGGATGGTTTTCTGAATCCCCGCTCCGTACAGGGAATCGCCGACAGCCAGGGCAGACCACCCTTGAGCGCCCTTGGTGAAGTACGTCCCCGGAAACAGACGTATGTTCTGGTTCACTCCATCCGTTCGCAGGGTGTTCATCACCGCGTCGAATTTCGTCCGGGTGCTCCCGTCATAGGGATCGGTCTCGATACCACTGCCCGGCAGGCCGTCCGTGCGCACCGCGATCCAAACGTCGCGCGCATATTGGCTGGAGTGGTCCACCAGAAGCCGTCGCTCGGTCCCTGCTTTGTCCTTCATCCACGGCTGGGAAACTCCGGCAACGTCCTTAGAAAAGAACTGAAATCCGAGAGCGGGTGTCTCTGGGCTAGCATCATTGTAGATCGTCGCATTGGTCACGAAACAGAAGTTGAATCGGCCGGTCAGACTGATGTTAACATTCGGGACCCAGAGTGTATCCGTGGTAGCACGGTATTCAAAGCCTGGATCAGTGGCCAACTCCCCGCCATCCTTGTAGACCACCCTGTTGTCAGGACCGGATGGCAAGTCATAGTAGTTCGTGTAGAACAAATTCGTAAGGCCAAGATATTCCCTAGCGGTTAGCGCCGTTCTGTTCGTCATGAACTTGAACGTGTAGGGCGTGAACGGGATCGACGGCTGCGCGAGCAAGCTAAAACTTGCCAGCAACGCAATAAGTGAAAGTAGCCTTTTCATAACCAGCCAAAGATGTGTACGTCGTGCTGTACCAATCCATCGGAGTCACGACAAGCAAGTTCAAATAAGTCAAACCTAAGACCATTACCTGGTTCAAAGGTGTAACTCTGACCAGGAAAAATCTCAATACCTGTTTGACAAAAGCGACTGCTGGCCTCCAGAGTGAAAAACCCCTGTCCATAACGGCCTATTAGTAGGTTACTGCCTGCGCCTTTGTGAGTCACCACGGCCTTTATAACAAACAAGCGATACTGCGAAAGTTGAATGGCAGCCCCACTTCCAGATTGAATTGACAACTCGATTGGAAACGCCACATTGCCAATTTTCCCACCATAGTACAACTCGCGGTTCCTAACTGCCGCCACCGACTGATCGGATAGAAACTGTGAGTGTATTTCAAAAATTGTGTACGCCATAATTCAAAACTCCATCTTTATCGGGCTTGTGTCAGTATGAGTGATCACGATGTCATCGACATGAATGCCCGCATTCTTGTTGTCGCTCCACCACGGATCGTCAAGTTCCATGCGATAAAGACATTCCATTGCGTGGTCGTCTCTATCAACTGGCTTGTTCGAACCTTTGAGGTCCCACGAATAGCGTTGGATTTCCCAAAGAGTCCGTCGTACTGTAACACAAAACCACATGCACTGCGGATCGCGTGCTAGTTCTTGGTTGACTTTGATGATACCTGCTTCAAGGTCTTTGCGAGCTTTCGTAACGTAAATACCGTTACGAACAAACTGTGACGCAAGTGTCGTGCCAGGGTTGTTCTGGTCTTCGTTGAAGGCCATCGGGTCAATCTTGACAGAGGCGACATGGCGCTTTGCGCAACGTGCTTTGATCGCCTTGGCGATTTCTGGGACCGTGCCCGATTGGAAAATGTCGGCGAAGTAGAAACGGTAGCCAAGCGGGCTGACTGCACAAAACAGCACACAATGCGGCACTTGTGGGTGTGGGTCTATGCGAATGTGGATGGCGTAGTCGTCCGGTGGATCATCAATAGCCAGCCAGCCAAGCGGGGGCTCGTGCAAGACATGCTTGGCGTACTTGAAGTTCTTGTAAACCAAGCCGGCCAGATGCAGCGGTATGCCTTGCAAGCGACACTGCTTCTCGTCTTCCGTCAAGAGCTTTTCAAAATCGGCAATTGAGTCGGCTGTCAAATATGGATTGTCGTACGTCGAACCCGTGATCGACCAGAAGCCATCACGTAACGTTGTGCCATAGCCGTTCTCATGGAACATGTCGACGATCCACGGCTCGGTCAAAGCCGTCAACGTGAACCAGGCATAGCCGCCCCGGTCGATCAAGCCACGTGCTGTGCCCTTGAACATGCCTTCCGGGCACGGCTCGTCAACGTGGATGAAGTCCCAGTCGCTAGACTCGCTGCCTGCCGGATTGGCCATCCAGGACTTGACAGTATCGAAGCGCAGCA